GTTACAGTAACTAGATTACTCGTGTTCCCCAGCGGAAGAGTAACTTTAGAAGGACTGCAAGGTCTGTACATTACACTAAATGTTCAAGTGGAAGAATTAAACAATCAAAGTATTGATTTACAAGTGGAGATAGGATAACATGGTATTTAACGGATCAGTAAACTCCGACTTCTTAAAATTGGTTCAACTCCCTGATTCCAAAAAGGGAGACATTATAGATTATGCAGCAACTGATTTTATTACTCTTAGAACCGCTTTGATAAATTATATCAAAGCTACATACCCCCTAGATTATCAAAACTTTTCAGAGTCGGATTTGGGCATGATGTTAATTGAGTTAGTAGCTTACATGGGTGCGGTCATGTCCATGAAAGCTGATATGTTGGCAAACGAAACATTCCTTGCAACTGCGAAAAGCAGAGTAAATGTCAAAAAGTTGATGGAGCTTATTGGAGTAAAAATGAAGGGTCCTATAGCTTCTGTTGCCAATGCAAAATTAACACTTAATACACCAGCTACAGAATCTCCAATCACATTAACTGCCGCTCAAAGAATAATTAGCATATCTTCTCCGGAAGATGGTGCTCCTTTAAATTTTACTTTATACAAAACAGAATCGACTGGAGAATTGACTCCTATCAATTCGGACGCTTCTTTAGATCTTGCAATAGCAGAATCAGAATCTCAAGCTAGTTCTGTTTGGACAAACTTAGCATTGCTTGAAGGGGCTTTAGTGGTTCAGACTGGATCTTTTAATTCAACTGATATAATAAAAAGAATATCTTTGACCGCTGCTCCAGTGATAGAAAAAAGTGTTGATGTATTTATTACAAGTAATGATTCAGTTACCTCCGGTGCATGGACTCAAGTAGAGAACTTATTCTTTGCATCAGGGGGAGGACAGAATTTTTACGAAGTTAGTTATGACGACAATTATGGTGCTACAATTATATTTGGAGATGGTATTGTAGCAAACAGTCCACCCGCAGGTGCAGACTACACTGTTACTTATCGAGTTGGTGGGGGAACACGAGGAAATATAGCGTCAGAAGTTATTAACTCTCAAGTTACAATTGGTCAAATATTAGGTTCGATAGAGAATATCAGCCAAGCCACAGGTGGACAAGATGCTGAAACCGTTGAGCACGCTAAAAAGTATGCTCCATTAACTTTCAAAAGACAAGATAGGCTAGTGACAGCAGAAGATTATTCCTCTTATGTTAATTCGTATATAGGCATGACTGGAACAACTGGAAAAGCCAGAGCAGTGGTACGGGATGCGTACAGTTCTGCAAATATGATTGACATTTATTTATTACAAATTGCTTCTCCAATACAGTTACAACAAGCTACGATTCCGTTTAAAGCAGAAATCTTACAATCGTTAAATACTAAAAAAATGTTAACAGACGAGATAGTTATAGTGGATGGTGTCATTAGAACATTAGATTTAGTGTTGACGGCTAGAATAGATAAAAACTTGATGGCTAAGGAAGAACTTATCAAGGGTAAAATTAGAAGAAGAATTGTGAATTACTTTAATGTCAACAATTTTGATTTTGGAAAACCTTTAGTTCTTGGTGATTTAAATAGATATATTTTCACTATTCCAGAAGTTAGATATGCAACCGTTGATAATCTAGATATGGATGTAGTCGTTGATTTCAACGAAATCATACAACTAAACAACTTTACAATTAATATAGTAGCAGTATAATGTCAAACTTTAATCAATTTGAAGACAGGGGGAAAAATTACTTTAAACATAATTATGTTGAAGTATTAGAGTTATTAACTCCTAAATTTTATCTTCAAGATGATATAGACACTTTTGGAAAACAGATATCTCCTGTAGATGATATTATCAATTCTCACATAGATGTAGTTAATAATTTTAACACTATATTTAATATTTCCGGGACAACAGAGGGGTCTGCTCTTCGGACTTTTTCTGGGGCTGCTGGATACTTTGTTAAACAAAATAATCCTCTAAAGTTAGATGCTTTTGATTTTGATCGTTTGATTTTGAATCCTTTAGGGAAGAAATTAAATCAATTTAGTACTAGCGCAGATTTTAAAAATTATGTTGCTAGTACATTACTACCGAACATAAAATTAAATAGCCCCAATTACCTATTTAATAAAACTACTGCGGCAGAAGCTCATGATTATTTAATACAAAATATGTCATGGCTTTATTTCTTAAACAAGCCTGAACCTCATACTATACCATATCAACCATCCTCATATGTTTTAGATCTAATAACTAAAAAATTATACTATGGGGAAACTATTAGGTTAAATGATGCTATCAAAGGATTAACAAATTACATTTGGAAAAATTATACTACTTGTTCTTTGTTTGAATCTCTAATACCTACATCATACAAGCAAGGATCAGAAAAGTATACTTCCGGCACACAATCTTTAGCAAAACTAGAAACTTTAGTAGATGTAATATACTCTCCATTGTTAGCAGATTCAAAAGACACCCGTGTTCAAGACGCTTTTGATAATTATATCGCAGTAGGTGAATACAAAAAAACTTCCGAATCTGCTGGAGCATTCCGTAAGTTACTAGTCGCCATATCTTATGGAATATTTGATATTAACGATCAAGTAAGCAACATCTTATTACTACACAGTATTGATGATTGCCCGGATCAATATCTCCCATATTTAGCTGATATGATTGGTTGGGAACTTATAGGACCTAACCCAGATAAGTGGAGAATGCAGTTAAAAAATGCCGTAGCTATTTATAAAGCCAAAGGTACAAAGGCTGCGTTACAACTAGTGACAGATACTTTATTTGGAATAGGTAACACAGATAAAGAAGTTATAGATTCTAACATCCAAGAACTTTGGGAATCTTACATTCCAAATTTAATTTACTATGCGTTAGCTACTGAAACTTCCGCGTTTGCTAATTTTGACATTTGGTCACCTACTACTGCAAATGCTTTGAATATTCCAGATTATTCTTCCACTGATATGGATGTAAACATCCGATTTGTGGTTGATGATATCATTCGTAAAGCAGCGTATCTGTTCCCGGATAAATTCTTCATAGGTAATAAACCTTTCACTTTGGACGATGAAAATTTTGTTTTCAAGTACAGAGGAAGAGTTACTAACATTCCACCGTGGGAGATGGAAAAATACTATCGGTACTGCGGTTTAGATAAACCAATGTTAGATTATTTTTACGATAGGTTAGTATGCCTTGGAGTTAGAAAATCTTTTGCCGATGATTGGTATTCTTTTATAGAAACAAATGTTTTTAGTGATGCGCGAGTGTCTCCTAGAAATGGTTGGCTATTCTTTACTGCTAATAATGAACTTCCTAGTAATTATGATTACATTTTAGCAAATTTAGATCAAAAGAGATATAAATTTTTACCTCTCTGGAATGGGAAGTCGTCACACTTTAATATAGGTCTAACTGCTTCTACATTTAATATTAATACAGACGCATTCCAATTTGGTTCATACACAGGATTACAATCAGTTAGTAGAGCCATAAATGTTTTCACTCCAGCGCACGCGATACCAAATTTAGACTTAACTATTTTAGACTCGGATGATGTTGGGTACAACGAAATAATTTGCCCAAATGTAGTGTTTACGCCTGATGATATATTTGTTTCAGGTGCTATTGCTGGATATGAGTTATCCGGAATGAACATGAGTTCTTTGGGGAGAGTCTTCAAAAGAACCAGCGTAGATGCGCTATCAGATTCGGTTTTTACATCTACTGTGCCTCTTACCAATTTGGGAAGAACATCGGTTAGAAGAAGAAGCTATAAAAATTTAATACCTAAGGACGGATGGTATTATCGAGATGGTTTCAACATGCCTCCGTACTTAGCTCCTTCATCTGTACAAAACTACAATTATTATTTACCATTAGGGTACATCCCATCTTCAGGTAAATATGTGTCAATAACTGATTACAAAAATATACCGCAAGTTTATACTAAATGTGAAGATTTGAATTCAGATTCAATAATTAATGGTGTAGTTACAAGTTCTACTTTCCCGTGCAGGGGCATTAATTATTATTTATCTTCTTGTGCATCGTACTCTACTCGTGGGGATGCAGACCCAATTATTGGATTGATGCATAGAAAATTTGTGGAACGAGCTTATCTTGAAGCATCATCAGATTTAGTAAATGAAGAATTCTTCAACAATTATCAAGTATCATCTGGCTTCATGGATATTGCTAGAAATTTATCTAATGCAAGCGGTGGGCCTAATTCAATAGAAGATTATTTTGGATTTGAGTTTGGTAGAGGAGTTCATCGTGCATATAAACAATATGTAACTTACTTTAGCGGACATGACTTAAGTGAGCAAATTCTTGATTTGTCCGGTGGTCCTAACATTATATCTCATGCGTATGGGCCTTTACTATTCAACGGATTCTTTGACAGAAGTGGATCCGCAGCAACGACATATAACATAATAACCTCCTCAATAGGTTCTGAAGTTCTTATAGATTCTGGGTATGGTAGTGGAATTTTAAGTGTTCCGGGGGCTGCATCTGGAACTTATGTAGCTAGCACTTCTCAATCGCTATATGTGGAAAAATATGAATTTAGAAATCCGCATATTCTTAGTGGTGTTGAGTTTGTGCAAACTTCTGGGGATTCAGAAAGAAACTCCTTCGTTGTATATAATTTAAATGCTAGCGATTCTCGGGAATCACAAGAAAACTTTGCTTTTGAAAATGCACTAGTAAAACTTAAATCTTCTAGCTTCTATGGGTTGCCTAGATTAAGATTTAATTTAAAAGGATATGACACACCAAACTTCCTTATTCCAGAACATGATTTTGAACTGACTACAAGATTATTTATTGGAAAAGAATCTGGAGGTTACCTAGGCGGTGGTGCAATTGGTGTTTGGATTCATACCGATCCTGAAAATGGTTACATTTGGTCTTACGACAGGAATTTTGATTGGGTAATTGATCCCGTTAGCGATATAAATTTACAAAAAGTTCAAGATTTATCTCATTACTATTCAGTACCAATTCAGCCAATACCAGATACTGTAATAACTTCTAGTCTCCCATGTATCAATCAAATATTCCAAACAAGCACAATAACTAAAATTGGAATAGAAAATTTAATTTCAGATATATTCCATGAATTTAAAATTAAATTTAATACATTTAATCCTCCAATCTGTATACCTAACTATTATTCTACTGTAGGAAGACAGGTTCACAGATCAAATCAAGGGTATACAATAGAAATATTCATGTTGCCTGATGAAACAAATGATACTTATACAGTATTGGACTATGTAGAATGTAAGGATGTAACTTTGAACAATGATGTTTCCAAATATACACCATCGGAACTCCTTACATCATTTAGGTACTTTATAGATATTGCTGGGGCTAGGGCATCTAGGCAGTCTTCAATAACCAGCGGCGTATTCGGGGTTTCGGGAGGAAGTAGATTAAACTACAGATATCACCCAGATTGGGGTTCAAATACCAAGTCTGCTGGATTTAACCAATACACACAAATAGATATTTACAGATGAGAGGTATAGTAGAAATATACAAGGATTATGGGACACCTCAACAAGAGTTGATTGAGGTTTCTCCTAATTTAATTGTTGATGGTGGCGGGGAAATGATCGCGGACCTAATGACCCTTCCTGTTGAAGGATCCGGGATTTCTTCTGCTTCTGCAATATACGATGCTTCTAACTATACGATTCGTGCTATATCTTTTGGAAAAGATGCTTCCGCATACGGTTATAATGCTCATGGAACTGGGGCACTTCAATCTTCTGGGCAATCTAATGGTCAAATTTGGGGATTAGTTAATCCAACAGCTTCTTCTTACACTCCGATTAATTATCTACCAAGTGAACCCAACCCATACGATATTAAATTAGAAATAATTCCATCGTCTATTTTAAATATAGGTAGTGTATCTTTTGATAATTTAGGTAATGTTACATCAGCCCTTTCCGCATTAGCAGAACTAGGACAGTTAGTTAATATATATAATTATTATTCACAATTATACTCAGGAACTCAACAACAACGCTGGTATCTTCGTGCAGGGTGTTGGCCCAGAAATACAACAAATACTTTATTGTTAGTTAATTCCATAACTAGCTCCGTTATTTTAACTACTACAACTAGTAGTAATTTTAATACTGTATCTTCTATGGATTGGAGAGGGTTTGTTAATGTAACATCCAGCACAAACCCATTAAGCGGGTTAGTAACATCAACAACCGCATCTTTTTCTTCTACAGGGGAGATTATTTATAATATAACTGTAGCTAGTGGGGATGCTTGTGTGGCTAATTTATTTGGTGGAATTACACAATTAGGTTTATGGGGTTTAAATGTTAAATCTATGTTAGCAGCAGGAAGAACCCCACCATACACATTCCACCCAGTTAATAATGTGTTAGATTATAGATTATTTAGTAAAAAGACTTTTAATAAGAATATAGTAGGGATTCAAGATAATGGCAGTAGTGCAGGAATCCTCAATTATTCTAATTTAACTATAATATGGAGAATATTCTTCTTATAAACGAAGAAAGTATATACATTTAGTATGGGAATAACTAGAGAAACATATAGTCCTGTAGGTGAGCTAGAGATTTGGAAAGTATACCCTGATGGTAATCAGGAGTTATATTTTTCAGATAATAACCAAATCGTATCCGGGATGGGGGTTGCACTATCTTATTTGTTTGCCGCCTCTGGATCAGATAAAGCGTATGATTATCAAATTCGTTGGTTTCAGGTAGGAACTAACGGGAGTAACCCTTCCCTTGCAACATATCAACTAGGTTCTTCTTTAAGTAGTATAACCTTATACAATTCTACAGGAGAACTCCAACTTAGTACATTTAGCCAAATAGTTAATGGGTCAATAGTAAACAACAAGATATTTGCTAAAATTCCAGATAATAATATACAAAGGATATCTAAAAATTCAGTTAGGTATACTTTATTTTTGGGTGCAAACAACGCGAATGATTTACCTGATTACATAGATGAGATTGGGCTTTTTGTACATAATATTAGAAAAGTAACACCCCCGGCACCGATACTTGTGGCTTACAAGTATTTTAGTCCAATTCAAAAATCAGCAGACTTTGCTCTGGTCTTTAAATGGACCATAACATTCTAAGGATAAGAAATGGCATTTATACCTCAAGATCTTTATTTGACATCAGGCACAGTTGGCATAATAAACAACTGGCAAGACACTGTAACTAAGTTTGATACTTCCACTTTCTACAATTGGGAAGAGGACAACATGCCTGTATATGATCTTGAGGATCGTACAGATTACATTTGGGAGAAAATAGGGTATCCTATCCGTGACGGCACATCAGGCATTCCCGGTAAGATGTTTGTTGTGTCTTCTGATTATGCTTTCCCAGTTGGACGGGATTCAAGCGGTATAATTTTTAGAAATCTAAGTTCAGTAATCAATACATTACCTAATCCAATTACATATCCAATCATAATTGAAATCGCTAGTTTTGGTAATTTAGGTGAACTTAACCTTAACAATCTAAAAATAGATGATTCATGCCCGGGAGCAGGTCTTGAAATTGTAAACCGCGCTTTTGCTAGATCTAAGTTTGGATCATCCACGAATCCTTCTGCGTTGTATTCCGTGGCCGACTCATTAGTTAGTTCTTTGATGATTAAAGAGATGTTCCATAACGCATCTGCATTAGCTATTAGTTCTGTAGTATTGAGTGCGGTTAGTGACGCTCGTTTAAATTCACACAACCGTGCATGGGTCGCAAATTACTCTTATGGAACTCAAGCTAGTCCATCATACTCACTGATAACAAAAAAAC